GCTAGAATCCCAGAAACTCTTTCCTTTCGCGTGGAGGCGCGTCCGGAACATGTTAATTCGCGATCGCATCAAAGAACTTCGACGAGTGGCGGCAAAGGACTTGCGCCCGAACCCCAGGAACTGGCGCACCCACCCGGAGGCACAGGCTGACGCGTTGCGTGGCGTCCTGGCCGAGGTGGGCATCGCCGACGCGGTGTTGGCGCGAGAGTGCGACGACGGCACGCTCATGTTGCTCGACGGACACCTGCGCGCGACTGTCGCGCCTGATGCCACGTTACCTGTCTTGGTCTTGGACGTGACCCAGGAGGAAGGCGACAAGATTTTGGCGACGCTCGACCCGCTGGCGGCGATGGCGAAATCGGACGCCGCGAAGCTCTCAGCGCTGCTCGCGGAGGTCGAGACCGGTTCGAAAGCGCTCGAAGCGTTGTTGGGGGACCTGGCCGACCAGGCCCAAGCTTTGGGTGGCACGGACGGCGTTATCGAAGATCAGGCACCATTGCCTCCCGACGAAGCGACGACGAAGCCAGGGGATTTGTGGATTCTCGGCGACCACCGGCTGTTGTGCGGTGACAGCAGCAAGCCCGAGGACGTCGACCGGCTGCTCGGCGGCGTGACGATTCACCTCGTGAACACGGACCCGCCGTACAACGTGAAAGTCGAACCGCGTTCGAACAACGCGATCGCGGCCGGGCTGTCCTCGTTCGCCGGCACCACGCATCACCAGGGCCTCGATGTCGCTCGGCACCCCGGCAAAGCGAAACCGACTCAGAAGAAGCTCCGTGCCAAGGACCGTCCGCTCGCGAACGACTTCGTGACCGACGAGGAGTTCGACCGACTGCTCGACGCGTGGTTCGGCAACATGGCGCGAGTGCTGGAACCTGGTCGAGGGTTCTACATCTGGGGCGGCTACGCGAACTGTGCGAACTACCCACCCGTGCTCAAGAAGTGCGAGCTGTACTTCTCGCAGGCGATCATCTGGGTGAAGGAGCATCCGGTCATGACACGCAAGGATTTCATGGGCAACCACGAATGGTGCTTCTACGGCTGGCGCGAGGGCGCGGCGCATCTGTACCTCGGGCCGAACAACGCCGTTGACGTCTGGTCGATCAAGAAAGTGAATCCGCAGTCGATGGTTCACATGACAGAGAAACCTGTCGAACTCGCCGTGCGCGCCATGCAGTACTCTTCGCGACCTGGCGAACACGTGCTGGACCTGTTTGGCGGAAGCGGCTCGACGCTGATGGGAGCGGAGCAAACCGGTCGCAAGGCATTTCTGATGGAACTCGACGCGCTCTATTGCGACGTCATCGTGCAACGCTGGGAAACGTTCACAGGAAGAAAGGCTGAGCGCGTAAGCGCGTAGTGCATGGCCGGGCGCATCACGCCGGACAAACTTGCGCAGATCCGTGAGCAAAAGCGCAAGGCTGACGAAGCGTGGCAACTGGCAAAGAAGCTCGCCGGCGACGACGCGGAGCGCGAGGCGTACGAGCGGCGCAAAGAACGCGCCACCCAACGCAGCGCCGAGCAGTCCGCGAAGTCTCGGGACATTGGCGAGCTGCCGGAAGTCCGTGACGCACGGCGGCGCGAAGCTGCGAGACTCTCGTTGCGCGCGTTTTGCGAGTCGTATCAGCCGGTCACGTTTCGCATGGAGTGGTCGCCCGATCACATCAAAGTCATCGGCAAGCTCGAGCGTGCGATTCTGACGGGCGGGCTGTTCGCGGTCGCCATGCCTCGCGGATCTGGCAAGACGGCGCTCTGCGAAGCGGGCGCGACGTGGGCGCTACTGTACGGCCACAGGTCGTTCGTCGCGTTCGTCGGCGCGGACGCGCAAGGCGCGATCGATTCCTTGGCGTCGATTCGAATGGAGCTGGAAACCAACGAGATCCTGGCCGAGGACTTTCCCGAAGTCTGTTTTCCGATCGCCAAGCTCGATCGGGCCAACCAGAAGCGCTTGCTCTATCGCGGGCGTCACGTGCGCGTGACCATGTCCTCCGACGAGCTGATACTGCCAGACCTGCCTGGCGCACCGAGCGCGAGTGGCATCATCCGTGTCGCGGGAATCACAGGTCGGATTCGCGGCATGAAGACGAAGCGCAGCGACGGTCGCACGGCGCGCCCAGACCTTGTGATCGTAGACGATCCGCAAACGGACGAGTCCGCGCGGAGCTTGACGCAATGCGAAGCGCGACGCGCAGTGATCGGCGGCGCGATCTTGGGATTGGCGGGGCCCGGGAAGAAGATCGCGGGCGTCATGCCGTGCACCGTCATTCAGCCTGGGGACGTGGCAGATGAGTTTTTGAATGACAAGCTGCACCCGGAGTGGAACGGCGAGCGATGCAAGGCGCTCTACGGCATGCCCGAAGATTTGCAGTGGTGGCACGAGACGTACAAGCCAGTGCTCGACGCTTCGTACACGGCTGGCCGAGGCGTCGCGTTGGCGACCGAACTCTATTTGGCTAACCGCGAGCGCGCCGACAAGGGGTCCGTGCCTGGGTGGGAACAGCGATACGAGCATGACGAGGCGAGCGCGATTCAAAGTGCGATGAACATTTACCTGAGCAATCCGCAGAAGTTCTGGAGCGAACATCAGAACGACCCGCGGCCGATTCACAAGCCTCGCGAAAACGAAATCAAGCCCGAGGACGTCGCCGGGAGATTCGCTGGTTTCGAGCGCCTGACGCTGCCGATCGGCGTCCAACACGTCACAGCGATGATCGACGTGCAAGACCGCGTGCTGTTCTATACGGTGTGCGGCTGGGCCGAGGATTTTACTGGGTGGGTCGTCGACTATGGGACGTTTCCAGATCAAAAGCGGTTGCATTTCAGCTACGCAGACGCGCGGCACGTCCTGTCGGACTACTGCAAAGTGGACGGCGTCGATGCTCAGATTTACGCCGGCCTCCGAGAGTTGGCGACGGTGATCTTGAGTCGTGAGTACAAGCGCGAGGATTCCGCGTTGCTGTCGTGCGAGCGACTGTTGATCGACGCGAACTATCGCACGGACACGATCTACGCGTTCTGTCGCGCCAGCGCTTGGCCGACGATCGTGACGCCGTCGCACGGTCGATACGTCGGCGCCGGCTCGCGTCCATTCGCAGAGTACAGAGCGAAGGCTGGCGATCGCATCGGCAACAACTGGAGGCTCCCGAACGTGCAAGGCCGGCGCTCGAGTCGCTATGTGCTCTTTGACGCGAACTATTGGAAGACCTTCGTGGCGGACAGATTTCGCGTCGGCATGGGTGGCACAGGCGCTCTGTCGCTGTTCGGGACGTCGGCAGCTCAGCATCGTCTGTTCGCGGAGCACTGCACTGCGGAAGCGCCCGATCGCAAGACCAGCGAAAAAACAGGTCGCACGTGCGAAGAGTGGAGCATGAAGACGGGGCGATCGGACAACCACTGGTTCGACACTTTGGTGGGCTGCGCCGTCGGCGCGTCGATGCAGGGATGCGCGCTGCCAGGCCAGATATCGGCTCGCGATAGTGGTCGGCGGCGAGTCTCGTTACCGCAAAGGCGCGTCTCATGAGCGATCGAAACGGCGACCGACGAAAGGTGCAGCTGCCGTACAGGATGACTGGCGCTGGCATCGAATGCACCGAATGCGGGTGCCGCGAGCACTGGACCAACCGCACGACGAAGATCGGCTCGCAGGTGATGCGCTATCGCATTTGCAGAAATTGCGGACATCACTTTAAGACGTTCGAAGTCGGGCCGACGCCAAACAAAAAAAAGCGCTGAAAATCCAACACTGGAAACTGCGCATTGTGGACCTCGCGTGTTCGCGAGTACTCTTCGCCCAATCGAATCACAAAGGCGAAGACATGCCCGACGACCTGAGCGATCAAGTTGAAACCGCTGCTGGACAACCGAAGAGCGTCTCGGTCGACGGTCGAACAGTGGTCGGTCGCGACGTCGAAGAAATCGTCAAGGCCGATAAGCACGTGAAGTCGCGGGACGTCGTGAAACGAGCGTTTCCAGGCCTTGCGTTCGGTCAGATCAATCCACCAGGTGCTTCTTAGGGTGACGTCACCGCATGTTTGACTGGTTACGAAACCTGATCTCGACGTATCGCAGGCGCAGCTATTCGCGCTCGATGCTCGACGCGTTCAACAGTGCGTTGCGAGCGCGCTACGACGCCGCTCAGACGACAGGCGAAAACCGGCGTCATTGGGCTGCGGCGGACAGCTTGAGCGCGACTTCAGCGAACTCAGCCTCTGTGCGGCGAACGCTGCGAAATCGAGCGCGGTACGAGTGCGCCAACAATTGCTACGCCAACGGCATGGTGCGGACGCTGGCATACCACGCTGTGGGCGTCGGTCCGAACCTGCAGGTGCAGACTGGCGACAAGGACACAAATCAACTCATCGAGCGCGAATGGCGCCGTTGGTGTCGCGCGGTCAATCTGCCGAGCAAGCTGCGGACGATGCGAGAAGCGCGAGCGCGCGACGGCGAAGCGTTCGCACTGATGACCACGAACCCTTTGTTGGCGTCACCAGTCAAGCTGACGTTGCGACTGGTCGAGGCGGATCAATTCGCGGCGATCGACGCCACTCGCAGCTCCCGGAATTTCGTGGATGGGATCACGTACGACGACGCTGGCAACGTCGTGTCCTACGAAATGCTCGCGTCCCATCCCGGTGACGTGTCCACGACTTCTCTGGCCACAGGTGTGACTCTCGCGGCCAGAGACGTCTGTCACCTGTTTCGCGAAGATCGCCCGGGCCAGGTGCGCGGCATCCCTGAGATCACGCCGGCGCTGCCGCTGTACGCGATTCTGCGGCGCTACACGTTGGCGACGCTGAGCGCTTCGGAAATCGCAGCGATGCTTGCGGTGTTCATCAAAACGACTGGCAGCGCCGTGCTGCCCGACGAGATCGAAGGCGGAACCTGGCAAGCTGTTGACTTTAACCGCGGCGCCTTGACCATCTTGCCGGAAGGATGGGAAACGGAACAGTTCGACGCGAAACAACCACTGACCCAATACGACGCGTTTTGCCGCGCCGTGATTCGCGAGATCGCGCGCTGTTTGGACATGCCGTTTAACGTCGCTGCCGGCGACAGCTCGGACTACAACTATGCGTCCGGTCGCCTCGACCACCAAACGTACAAGCGCGCGATCGACATCGATCGCGACGCGTTGCAAGCGACGATTCTTGATCGCATCTTGGACGCGTGGTTGCAGGAAGCTTCGCTCCAAACGTCTCTGTTTCCGCAGTTGTCGGTGGTCGGCGCAGTCGATCGCGAATGGCACTGGACGCCGTTCGAGCACGTCGACCCGCTGAAAGAAGCGAACGCTCACGCGGTGCGCCTGTCAAACGGCTTGGCGTCGATTCCCACCTACTATGCGACGCAAGGCTTGGACTGGGAATCGGAGCTCGAAAAACAGGCGACGGCGCTCGGGATCTCGATCGACGAGTACAAACGTCGCTTGGCGGACAAGTTGCTGGGGCCCCAAGGCGAACAAGTCACGCGTACGGCTCGCGACGTCGCAGCGGCGTTGGCTGACGTGCGCCAATCGGTGGAGGAGCTCGCCAGTGCTCTGTGATGCAATTCACTCCGTGATCGTGACGCTGCCTTGGCTGCGAGCCGAGGCGGACTCGACAATCGAGCCGCTTCATGCCTCGTGCGACGTCGCGGAACAAGAACTGAAATTCTTCGAAGCGGCTGCCGAAGCAGGCCGGCCGAAGCTCAAGAAGTTTTCAGGCGTCGCCTACACTGGCGGCGCGATGCGCGCGAACTATGGATTCCCAGTCGCCATCGATCTTTCCGGGCTGACAGTCGCGTCCGCCAGTATCCCTGCGCTGAAGGATCATGACACGGCAGCGATCGTCGGGCACTTGGCGGCTGAGATCGGCAAGCGATCGATCAAGGTTGAAGGCGTGTTGTCGGGCGTCGGCGATGCTGCGCAAGAGGTGCAAGCGCTTTCAGCGAACGATTTTCCCTGGCAAATGTCGGTCGGAGTCGAACCGACAAAAGTGGATTTCGTCGAACGCGGCGACCGCCAGGTCGTCAATGGCAAGGCCGTCGACGGCCCCGCGTATGTGATTCGCGCAGGCGTGCTGCGTGAAGTGTCTTTCGTCGCGATTGGCGCGGACCCGAACACCTCGGGCAGCGTCGCCGCGAGTCTTGGCAAGGAGAGTGATTCGATGACTTTTCAGCAATGGCTGAAGGCCAAAGGTTTCGGCGACCTGACGCTGACCGAGCAACAGAAGGCGACCCTCAAGGCTCAGTACGACGCCGAGCAAGCGGCGAACAATCCGCCCGCTCCCACTCCGACGCAGGCTCCGCCCGCGCCGCCCGTCTCGCCGCCATCCGTCATCGGGGCCGCGCCGCCCATCGACGTGGCGCGCGAACTGGCGGAATTGCGTGCCTCGTTGCAGAATCGGGAGCGCGCGACCGAGCGGCAGGTCGTGCTGGCTCAGTATCGCTCGGAGGTCCCGGCCGACCAGTTCGCGACGATCGAAGCCGAGGCGAATCGCGACAATCTGACGCGGGAACAGACCGAGCTGCGACTGTTGCGGGCGCGGCGTCCCAGCGGCCCGGCGATCCACGTGGCGGACACGTCCGTTACGGGCGACCTGCTGGCGGCTGCTGTATGCGCCCACGGGCGATTGCCGGGAGTGGAGCGGCAATTCACCGACAATCAGTTGCAGGCGGCCCACTCGCGATTCCGCCGCGGGATCACGTTGCACGAGCTGTTGCTGCACGCCGCGTGGCGCAACGGCTACTCGGGCGCCGTGATGCGTGGCAACGAGCGTGAGGTGTTGCGGGCCGCGTTCAGCTCGGCTGACATCTCAGGCTTGCTCGCGAACGTCGCGAATAAGTTCCTGTTGTCCGGCTACATGAGCGTCGAAACGACCTGGCGTCAGGTGTCGGCGATTCGGCCCGTGACGGACTTCAAGCAGACAGCGAGCTACCGCATGGTGGCCAACGCCAAGTTCGAGCAGGTCGGCAGCGACGGCAAGCTGAAGCACGGCTCGTTGAGCGATGAGACCTACAATAACCGCGCCAAGACCTATGGCAAGCTGTTCGG